TGCGCTCTTTGAGCCAAGACGCTGGTTCTGGCATGTTGTTCGCAACTCCTGCTGCTGATCGTCGCAACGTATTGGGATACGAGACATACGTTTCTTCTCAGATGGGCAACAGCGGTGATGACTTCTTCATGTTCGACAAGGAGCAAGTCGTGACTGGCACGTGGGGCGGAATAAACCTCATCATTGACCCTTACACTGATGCAGACCACGGTGTTACGCGAATCATCGCTAACGTATACCGTGACGTTGAAATCCTCAACTACGATGGATTCGACGGATTCACTGTATAAGGAATCTTAAACTGAAATGGAAGGGGGCGGCTATTGCGGTCGCCCCCTTTTTAAATCTAGGAAATGAAAACGATCGTCACTCAAAATTACTACGCAGAAGACTTAGTGCCTTTGTCCATCATTCGCGACCACTTGCGTTATGAGCAAGGGGAGGCTGACGATCTTATCAACTCCTACCTGGAAGCGGCTATGGACTACATGCTCACGGTGACGAACCGTGTGTTCTGCTCTAGCAATCCTGCGCAGCACGAGAACTCAAACTACGAATTAGCAACTGTTTCTGCCAAGAACTCAACTGTAGTGGTTTACCTAGACCGTCTGGACGTTAACGAAATCCAGACTCTGCGAAACATTACAGGCACATACACAGTAGAAGCCATCGACTACTTAGACACCAGTGGAGACTATGTCGCTTATGTAGACGATAAGGCACGAGTTAGAAATACAGGCTACCCCCTTCAGGTTGACTTCATAGGCACAGAGCCTCCCGTTGACCTCAACGAAGACCAGGACTACGACCTGTATAAAATTACCCTCAAAGGAGGGGAAAATGTCAAGGACTTGCCCAAGCAATTTACTCAGGCAGCCCTTATGTTGATAGGCCACTACGATTCACACCGTGAGGCAGAGTTTTTCGGAGGTATCACCACAGAAGTCAAGGAGGGTGTACAGCGCTTGCTTGGCTCAGTAAAGCGCTACTAATGGCAGTATTGACTCCGGGAGCTATGAAGAACAAGATTTCCTTCTACAGGGAATCTTTGACTGTCAACGATGCAGGAGAGAAGGTGAAAACCGTCTCTTTGCTAAAGCGAGATGTGGGTGCCGAGTTTAAGTACATCGGCACCCCTTCTGCTGGTGCCTCGGAAGAACGTATCCAAGAACAGCGAACGGGTAAGATTAAGGCCGAAATTCGATGCCGATACTTTAAAGGCGTCAAGTTTGAAGACGTAATCTACTTTGAGGGCGGCAAGTTTCGTATCTACTCTATCCAGTACGAGGGTCGCCACGAGGTGCTGAAAATCCGTGCCGAGTTGCGCGACGACGACACGTTTCTGGGTTTGCCTGATCAGGAATACCCTTTCATCACCCACTCAGCATCTCAATACAGAAACCCTTTAATTGACTACGTGGTAGTAGGCAATAGCCCGTTTCCTGAACGTGGCGACTTACTTGTAAGGAGCACGGGAACCGGGCCTAATGATGTCATAACAGGAGAGGACGACAGCTGGACTTTTGACATCGGTTTAAGACGAGAATACAACACAGTAACTGAAGAGGTTGACATCTTGGACCCAACTACTGTTTCGGACGTCTTAATTATGAACGAAGACAAGTTCATCTACAGGACAGCTTTGAGTCCGGCAGCAGGAGTTCCGCCAGACGGGTACATTCGAAGCTACACATCTCGTTGGTATGACCTGGTTCCAAACAACTCAACCCCTGAAGCTAAAATTGTTTTAGATTCTGGAGAGTTAGTTGTGGAAAGTTCGCCCAACACCTTTGTGTTGATTCCAGCAGACGAAACAGAGCCGACCCACCTGAATTCTGATGGATTTAAAACGTACAAACTAGATACCACTAGCTGGGGTAACAACGACTCAGGATGGTGGCACTTGCCTTATGGTATTAGCATGGGTAGGTTGTACTACAAGCTTACGCCGATTACTGACGTTAGCGAGTACATAGACGGACTAAACTCCCGCGATGCAGAGAACTCTGTAACCAAAACGGATGGTGGAGAAGTTTCATACGAATACTCCGCTAAAATCAGGTTTCGAAACCATAGCATAAGCTTCCCCTCTGACGTTACGAGTCATTGCTTTAGACAAGAAGGTGAGAGACTTGGTGTCTACAGAATGTCGAACCTAAATGACCTTTTAGGGGCGGGAAGTGCCAAGCAACCAGAGACTGGGAATGCCAAATTTGAAAGCACAGGAGGGAATTCGTTTTCAAGCGAAGGAATATATGTTCTTAGTGTAGAGAGCGCTTCTGTGATTCTGCCTAGTGGAGAGGAGGTTCTAGAAACGTCTGATGAGGAGACTATTACTTCTTTATTTACAGACGGCGTGTCAAATGACGGGCCTCCTGGTATTGAAACGCCTAAGTCTTTCAATGGAGATACTCAATCTTATGAGCAAACTCTAAACGAGCCTTCATGGGTTGGCGCTACGCTAAAGATAGTAATCAACTTAGGCCCAGGTCCAAGTCACAACCCTAACGCTTTGGGCAGCAGGATTAACAAAGAACTGTACTACAAAATAGCGAAGTAATGGCGAACATATCAGCAAAAAACCAGGTCAGGCTTGAGATCAGCAAGCAAGACATCAAACGCCTAGAAAGAGCGCTTAGAAGCTTTGCAAAAAGAACAAGCGACAAGACTGCTGAAAAGCAGATAGACAACGCTCTAAAGTATGCAGTAAAGCCTTGGGAGAATCAATTCAACAAGGGTCAAATTTACAACTACGTTGAATGGCAAACAGGGGCATCGGAGTCCCCGATGGGAAACCAGAAAATCAAAGGATTAAGAAAAAAGGTTTACGGCAGAAAGGTGGCGCCAAAAAGAAGGGGTAAATCTTCAGGATGGAGGATTCACTTTTTTGCGAGGCCAGCTCGTCAAATCAGCAAAAAGAAAAGAGTTCCTGTCTCCAAGCTGTTTGCAGACAAGACCCCCAACGTGATTGCAAGGGCGAGTTCAGAACTATCGGATCTATTCCAAAACTTAGCAAATAAATCATTTAAAGGATAATCAATCATGGCTACATTAGCATCAAATCAATTAGGCATTTATGCCATCGACGGAGGCTCTACGTCTCCACTAACAGTGTATGAGGGTGACGTCACCGACGCAAACCCTTCAGGCGTATCTAACGGGGACAAGGTTCTCGTTCACGACTCCAGCGGAGACTTTGTTGGTTTTGCAACAGCAGGCGCTTCTAACCTCGCGGCTTTGAGCATAACAGCGGGTGACCTGTTGGCTGCTGCAACGACGACTACGCTCGACGCTTCGAACACAATCAACGAGGTTGCCGCTCGTGACGGAGTAGGCTCATCAACCAACTACATCGCTTCTGGCGCGTTCTCTTACACGTTCTCTATCGACGGTCTCATCGACCTCACTGCGAACGCTCTCGGCGACACAGGAAGCCCTGTTACGTTGTTGGACTTGGCGAAGGACTCAAAGTATGTTTTGGTTCGCTTCACAACCAAGATTGGCGACGACAGCTTTGGTAACGACGCGGGCGTAGTTTCATACGTAGGTCAAGCCTTGATCGAATCGTCCTCACTCACTGGAGGTGTAGACGATATCGCAACGTACAGCGCCACCTTCCGAGGATACGGTAAGTTGTACAAGGAAATCGCTGCCTAATAGTTAACTTTGTCATGGGGCGGCGCGAAGGTCGTGTCGCCCCTTTTTACCCTTAATCAACCACATGGATTTATCAAACAACTTTCGAGGGGAGTTCAAGGTCAATTTCAAGAAGAAAGACCAGAACGCCCTTTTCACCATGAATGCTTTGCGTTTGCTCCTGAAGAACGAGGGAGTGGAGCTTAAGGACTTCGACAAATGGGTCAACAAAGACCCACTCACAGCGGTCCCCTTAATCGCTTACTACAGTGTAGTCAACTCATGTGTATACTCTGGCAAGAGCTTCACATCTGATAAGGAATTCTTCATCGCCGAAATGCTCGACTCCGGACAACTGGAGGCCATTTCAGACGCCGTTAGTGAGGCAATGAATGCTGACACTGGCGAGGCGGGAAAGAAGTAACGGACGAGGATAAGGAGGACCTTCCTTCGATACGAGAATTCTATCACGAGTGTATCCGAAGGGGGGTTCCGGAAGAGGTTCAAGCCAGAAGACTTCCACCCTTATTTGCAAGCGAAGAAGCCGCGTGCAACTAAAGAGCTGGCAAAAGAACTATACGACAACTTTAGCAGAGATTTCTAATGGCTACAGATCAATTTACGGTAAAAGGCTCGATAGTATTCAATACTGCTGGCTTTGAGAAGGCGATGACTCGCGCCTCAAAGAGGTTAAGAACTTTTGGTAACCAGGCTTCTAGGGTAGGTAGAGAGATTACTACGACGATATCCGCTCCAATGGCGCTTTTGGCTGGAGCGGCTATTAAGGTGGCTACAGAGTTTGAGTTGGCTCAACGGAAGATACAAGCCCTCAACCCGAAAGGCAATATTGATAAACTTACGAAGTCTGCACGTGAATTAGGCGCGTCTACGATCTTTACGGCATCAGAAGTTAGCGATCTACAGCTTTCCCTGGCTAAGTTGGGTAAAAGCGACGTAGAGATCCAGAACCTTCAGGGCACGATACTCAAGTTTGCTCAGGCCATGGACCAGGACCTCGCCACGTCTGGTGAGTTTTTGGTGAAGACCATGAACCGTTTTGCCGACAGCTTAGAGAACGTCGGAGGCCAGCAGGAACAGGCTGCATACGTGGGTAATTTGTTTGCCTCTGTAGCGGCAAACACCGCTTTGAACGCTCAAAACTTAGGAAACGCCCTTAATTATGTAGGGTCTGAGGCTGCGGTATACGGCCTGACGCTTGAAGACACGGCTGCAATTTTGGGTCTGCTTGCCGATCGAGGTTTTGACGCCAGCCGTGGAGGTACTGCTCTTCGTCGTATTTTGGCACAGCTCGGTAAGGATGGGTATACCGCATCAGAGGCTATTGAGCAGCTTTTAGACCCTACTCGCGGTTTTAGTGCAGAACTTGAACAGTTTGGGTTACGTGGAGCGGGTCCAGCAGCCGCCTTGGGCGGCCTCAGAGATGAGTTTGAGGAGCTCAGAGACACAATCTCTAACTCAAACGGTTTCCTAAACGAGTTTGCGTTGGTCCTGGACAACTCGCTTGCCGCTTCATTTAAGAGGGTAAAGTCTGCCGCTCAGGAAGTAGGGATTGCATTTACCACAGAGTTTGGCGACACAATTCGAATCATAACAGCCAACCTAACGCGGCTTTTGAGAGGGTTTGCTGATTTGCCAAAGCCTATAAAAAGAGTTATTGTTGGACTTGGGGCCTTTCTAGCAATCGCTGGTCCTCTTTTGGCTGTAGTGGGGGCGCTTAGTTTGGCTGTCTCTGGTTTGCTGCTTTTAAACCCGGTTGGCCTGGCTGTAAGCGCATTCGGCATTGTAGCTGCTGGTGCAGCTGGCTCTATCGCTTTGCTTACAGAGAACACAGATGCAGCCTCGCTCAGTATGGACGACTTGCGCAGGAAAGCTTACGCTTCGAATGATGCACTAAAGGAGGTAGCC